AAGCCAACTCAGTACCATACGGCCTGTAGTCAAAGCTCGTTGCTGTTGAGCCTTTTTCCAGTTGAACGCCTGTGATGTAGAACGTAGCACCGTTTGTGCTGACTACTGATGTTGCGCCTGTGGCTGATGTTATGAAGCTAGTCCCAGTCCATGCTCCAGCAGTAGCAGAATAGGTAGCGCCAGTTCCAAGGCTGAAGAGAACGGTAATACCACGACCATTCGTAGTTAACCATGTTCCCGTTGTGTCGCCTGAAATAGTTACGGTTTTGTATTCCCAAGTGTTTGCGCTATTAATCGTAAATGCAAACGGGTAATTTCTATCTCGTCCGCTGTTTTGAATTGCGCCTCCAAAAGACCCCGTTAGACTAGACCGCACCCAAAAAGATAAGGTAACTGTTGCCGCAGATGCAGTCCCCCACGCCAAATCAGCAGTGTTGAGTCCTTCTATATCTTGCCGTATGAAAAACTGGTCTGCGGTAAGCAATGCATACGCAGAGGTAGAGGTAAAACCTAAATAATTTGTAAAGCCAACAGGAGGGGTAACAGCCCCTGCATTTTGACCTATCTTTCCCTTAGATGTTTGATTTTGAAAATAGTTCCATCTATCAAGATAGTAACCAGCCACAGCAGGGTTAACTTCAGCCCCCGCATTCCTCTGGTCTATGACCATTGCGCCATTGATGATGCGGTTTTTAAACCCAAAGCCAGTAGCCGCAGTGGTCTGCGTTGAATTGTCAGGGAACGTTACCCCTGTGCTTACTAGTGAAACTGCCATTTTCTAATACCCCCTTTAAGGTGTTCCATTTGCAACAATGTTTGTTGCAGAAGTGATGATTCCAGTTGAAGACATAGAAGCAATTGTTGTTGCCCCATACTTGAACAGCAACTTACCACCAGACTCCTCAATTGTAAAGTTGGTAGTAAGCAGTTTAGGCGTTGATGCCGCAGTCCCTGTTGTGTTCTGATTCAATGTAGGTACATCAGCGGCTTGAATCGCAGACATCACCACATCAGTACCATTACCACGCAAATACTGACCAGAAGTAACAGCACCAGCCAATGCGTCCATTGCATTCTGGCGGCTGGTTTCACCAGTACCACCATTGGCAAAGGCAACCGTACCAGTCACATTGGAAGCAGTACCAGTCGTATTCTGATTAAATGTAGGCCAAGTAAATGTGCCAGAACTGAAGTTTCCTGATGCTGGAGTACCTAAAATAGGTGTTGTTAAAGTTGGAGATGTTAAAGTTTTATTTGTTAGTGTGTCTGTTGTGGCACGACCAACCAAAGTATCAGTTGCATCTGGCAATGTAACTACACGACCAGCAGTAGATACAGCATCAATCAAAGTTACCGCACTTGTGGCAGAACTTGAACTTCTAAAACGAATTCCTTTATTAAAGTCAGTGCCATCGCTAATTGTTACAAGACCAGTTCCTTTGGGCTGAATATGCAAGCCGATATTTGAACTTGAACCATCAGCATAAATATGAAGCGGTACTCCAACACCAATACCATTTTTAACAGTAAGAAAATCTGTAGAAGACGCAGTAGTTGATAAACCTAAAATTTCATTGCCATTTGCATCAAGTATTTCATTGATTATTGGCGATGTTAAGGTTTTGTTTGTAAGCGTTTGAGTAGTTGTTAAGGATGCTGTACCACTGATGTCTGTTTGCGTAAGCACAACAGCACCAGTATAGCCATTAACACTAATAACCAAATTAGATTGGTCAATCTTCTGCCATACAGAACCATTGAAAATTAACCAGTCACCAATCTGCCAGTCAGTGATGCCATTCAGATTGGTAGAACCAGCAGTAGCAACAACGTAATAATAGCCGCTTGTTCCAACACTAGAGGTAAGAGTAGGAGAGTTTGTAGACGCATTCCATGTTCCTTGGTAATTCAACGCACCAGCAACATTACCCCATGAAAGGGTAGAACCATTGGTAGTTAAGAACTTTCCTGAGTTTCCTGTCTGGCTAGGAATTAACGCTGTAATCTGCGCTTGTAGTGAAGCTAGAGTATCAAGTACAGACTGAGAAGTACCGCCACCATTAGTAATGACTTTGATGCGTTCTGCAAGGTCAGGAGTAACAACTTCACCAACATTGAGTTCACGACCAGAAGACAATGTAATAATAAGGCTACCGTCAAAATCAATCCTAGCAGCGGTAACAGAAACACCGTCAACACCATCCACTCCATCACGCCCATCTCGACCAGAGTCACCTCGATCACCTTTAGCGCCATCTTTGCCTGATCTTCCATCTTTTCCATCTCGACCATCCTTGCCATCAGCGCCATCACGACCATCTTTGATGGATGCCACACGCTTTTCAATGGAGTTGCCCACATCGTCAAAACGTGAGCGAATGTCAGATTCAATCTTCTTTAGAGCCTGAACAACCAAGTCTACGTTCTCGCCAATCTTGCGCTTTTGCACTTCTTTAGCCTGAGCAACAGATTGCCGAACAGAATCCAAAACAGCCATTTGCTGTTCTGGAGTCATGTTTTTAAGGATTAACTCCTTGGCAAGGTTCTCGACATTCATCGCACAATTCCTGTCTGACTAGCACTCAATTGTTGGGTCAACTGATTGAGGAAATCTTCTTCCATACCAGCCATCTTGTTATTCTTCTCTGACATCTGGAGTTCAACAATCTTAGACTTGTTCTTGATGTCGGCTTCTTTCAACATCAGTTCAGCAATCTTAACCCGCTTATCAAACTCCCTAGAGGCGGCTTCATCCTCATTTGGCAAGTTCTTAGTGGTTGCGCCAAGGACTTTAGCCTGAATCTCTTGGGGCATCAACTGTGCTTCCATAGACAGTTTCACAGCATTTGCCTTGTTTTCTTCAGCCTGAGTCGTGTTGACAGCAATCTGAGCTTGAGCCGCTTGCATCGCCAATTCAGCTTGCATTTGTTGCATTTGCTGTGCTTGCGGGTTAGGCGCACTCATCTCATCCAAAGCCGCAATCAACTCATAACGGTTAGTCAAACTAGAGTTAGACAGGATACCTTTTAGGATGATAGGCAGAACTGGAGTATCTGGGCCAAGAGTCTGCAATAAGCCAATGAACTGCTTCTGCTCATATTCACGAGCAATGATGCCCAAAGTGGCAGTCGGAATGAAGTTCATGTCTACAGAGGGATAACGCTCTGGGTCAAACTGCATGAACCTAAAAGCCGCCTTCTTAATGAACGGAATCAGGAAATCTTCTTGGAAATTGACCAAAGTACGCTTGTACTTCTTGATGATAGTGGCAACAGCCATAGACATACCATCACCGTCACGAGAGGAATTACTGACCATTCCTTGAGAATCAAGAGTGCCAGTAGCTTGCAAAAGCATACGCTCAAACTCTTTAGCCGTTGCTAAGTTGTTTTGGTCTACTTCACCAAACTTGAAAGGCATCAAAATCTCAGTTGGAGAGCCATTTACAAGGATTGCCTTGCCTGGCTTGACTTCAAACTTAGCGCCACGAGGCAAACGAGTTGCATCCATAGCAATCATTGGGCTAGTTGTCAGCGCCAAAGAGTCTAAGTGGCTACGAGTCTGGGCATCAATAGCTTTTTGCATATTGAAAGCCTTCTCAACCGTACCCCGACCCAACAAACGGTTAGGAATCGTGTCATCTTGATAGCTCAAGACTGGACGATCTTTCATCATGTATGGGTTTTCTTCAGCTTTCAGGAGCAAACCATCGTTGGCAATGACCACAATGGCCTCAACCATGTCGGTATAGTCTTCAGCGGCTGAATTTGAGGGGAATAACTCAACAATTTCCTTGTTTTCAGTCAAGTTATTCAGGTATTCACGAGGCACAAGACCGTAATAGGTCAGCAAAAGCACCTTTTCGTCCTGATATTGGCTTACCTCTTGGGTTGGCTCAAGGTCAGTGTCTTCATAAGTGGGGGTAATGTCTACTTTGCGGTAGATGCCCTTCTCGATACCTTCAACAACCTTGTGAATACCCACGTATTTCTCAATAGCCACGCCCATACAGTCATCAATGCTTGTCCCATTGGGGTCAAACAGGAAGTTCTTGGGGTTGACAGGGACGATCTTGACTGCAATACGGTTGGTTTCAGTCACACCGATAGCAGCTTGCCCAACTTGTCCAGGGATTGCCTTGGTTGTTGGGATGTACTCTTTCTCAGTCTTGACGATGATCTCGCCAATGCCTGTTCCATAGATTTCAGCCATCAACTCGATCTGGTCGATAGATTTTCTGATTTTGTCTTTCTTGAAGTCTTCCATCATTTGGGCTTTGAGAGCCTCAACATCTAATGGATTACCGTCTACATCCTTGAGATCGTCTTGGATGTCAAAGTAGTCGCCTTGACCGAAGATAGCTTCCATGATCTCAGCGTGGCGGGTTTCTACGGCTTGTTGGGTAGCGGGGGTAACGATACGGCTACGCTCAGATTCACGAGTCTTGTCTTCTGCTGCCCATTGACCACGGAAGATGCGTTCGTACTCTAGCCAGTCAGGGAGGAAGTTGACATCACGGTAATCACGCCACCGTTGGCAGTGGTCAACGACAAAGGCAGTGATTTCTTTGTCAGCCTCTGTTGGCTGATAAAACTCGTTTTGCTCTAATTTCACTTGTTTGTCTGTTGCCATGTGTCGCCCTTATATCCCCGAAATTATGTCTAGAGGCTCCCACTCATCTTCTTGGTCATCTTGGAAGTATGAGGTGACAGCCAGTTGGTCAATGTACGATAGGGCATC